AGAAAAATGATTGCCTAAATAGAAGTCAATGTCTTCTCTGGCAGCTGTATCCCAGTCAGCTCTAGCATCTTTCCAGCGGTCAAAGAGTTCTCTTACTTCTTTTACCCTAATATCTTCGTTTATCATAACTTATAATATAATCCTATTTATCTTCATAAACAATAGCTATTTTCGAGCCCCAGTAAGCCAATTATATGCTTTCCGTGGTTTATACCATGTTCCATCTTTGTTTTTCTTCTTTTTCTTGGTTCCTGCTTTAGGGTTTCCCTTGGCAAACTGAGTCGCAAGCCAAAATGCATCAATTGTATCATCATGAGAACCTTTAGGGAAATCAAGCAATTCTCCAATAAACTCATGCATTTCCTTTTTAATGTGTACAGCCCCTGCTTTAAACATTGGTTGTAGCCCCTCAAACAATCTATCCTTTTTCTTTTGGTTGTAGTTCTTAATTCCTTTTTCGATACCAGGCAAAAATAGCCCTTCCCTTTTACTTCGTTTCATTACGTAATCTCTTAACATCTCCTGATATGCAATTGTTTCTATATTTATCCTTCGTATTGGGTCGTATCGTTTTGTAATTTCAAATATCTTGTCGGCACAGTCCATGGGTAAGACTCTTTCTCTCCAATATTCAATAACATAATAATCAAATTCGGAAGTAACACCAATAACCATAATAACAGAATAATCGTTATGAACGCCAAGTGTCGAAGCTGGGTCAACACCAATGTAAATATTAACAAACTCTTTTCTCCCATCGTCGAGTTTGATATACCATGACGCATATTCTTGATTATACCTTGCATTTCCTTTATATTGCGCATTATTAATATCCTCCTCGCTGAATATTTGGTCTTCAGGAGATTTAGCTTGGTTCATATACTCTTGATAAAATTTAGCTGGGGTTCCTGAATCAATGTAAAATTGCTTACGCTCTTCTAATTTCTTCAATGGCCACCTTGAAGGCCAAATAGGAGCGCCATCTTCTATAGCTTTTTTAGTATATACATCCCAAGCAAAGTCCTCTCCTGTTTTAACACATTCATTATGCTTGGTAACAAGTCCATTTAAAAAACTATCATAATGGACAATTGTTCCATTACACCATAAAAATCCTCTTTTATCAAAATCAATCGCTGGATATACTGCAGCTGTCACCCATTCCTTAATTTGCCGTCTAGAATCAGGAGTTTTAGTATTTAGCTCTGATTCAAAGTCATCGAGGATTATTCCTGTATATCGTGTCGAGTTCTGTCTTTTCCCTCTTAATCTTTGCGAAGTACCCTTGCCAATCATTCGGCAACCGTTTTTTAGTGTAAATTCGTCTTTTGTCCATTTATCTCCTTCTAAATCTCCGAAATAGTAGTGAATTGCTGGATTATCGTATATATGGTTCTGAATCCATCCGAGGTTATCTCTCGCCTGGTCTTGGGCTTCACCAATCCAAGCGATAAACTCTGGATTCTCCTTCGTTGCAAATACGAACCTGTGAAGCACAGCACAAGCTGCCATTGTAGATTTTGCGTGGTCTCTAGGTAAAACGAGCGCTAATTGCTGTTTTTGGCGGTCCAAGAGGAAGCTGCCAACTTCCCTGTGGAAATCTGGGGTTGCGGATGCTAAAAAATCTTGCGGGCTAAATAGCTTCCCAAACGTAATAAGGTCACTATAAGCCAATTGCAAAGTTTCTTCATTTTTTGATATATTGCCATTAAGATTAAGATTTGCCACTAATATAATTTACCTACATCATGAACTGATGAAGTTGGTTTAACTTTTCTATGCAATTGCTTATCTTTTTTCATAATAGCTTCTACTTCTTCTCTTGTATAACCTTCTTCTTTATAATACGTTTTACGAGGAGTTGAAAATTGTATTATTGTCGTTGGGTCATCTTCTATTAATGGTTTATATTTATACTTTTCAATTGGCCAAGTATATTTTCCTTCTCCATAGTCTGAAAGTGAAGTATGTGGATATTTATTGCTTCCAAAATCTCCATATCCTATTAACTCCTTATCTGATGTTTTTATTTTTCTTAATAAATTCCATAGTGAAGGCGCAATAACACTATGAGCTTCATGCTCAAGTGCTCCTGGAGCCTCATAGGGAATATGTAAATAAACAGGGTCTCCAGCATCAACATAATCAGCATGACCAGTTTTAGATGCCTTGTATTGAGGGTCTTTAAATTGTATATCATGAGCAAGTTCTTCTATTAGACTATGTAAAGTACTTGCATTTATTATACCTTCCTCTCCCCCTACTCCTCTTATTTCTTGAGCAAGATATCCAATCGGATTAAATGTTGATTTCCACCATACATCAGATTTATATTCCGCATCATAAGGATTAATAGTCCATGTGCGCTTTGGAATATCATAAAAAGCTCTTGGAGAATCAAAAGGATACATTAATGGAGCTAATTCCTCTTCAGACATTATATTAAGTTCTGTAGGTTTCCCATGAGCATGTAATAAACTATCTAATACTGTTGCTGGTGTTCTAAGATTTTCTGGGTCATCTAAATCGCCAATGCGTTGTGTGTCCCATCCAGGAACTGTTTCTTTTAAAAGGGATTGTAATTTTTCAACAGATATTGCCATTAAGATTAAGATTTGCCACTATCTTTGTTGATTATTAAATTGTCCTAAAAGATTCTGATAAAGATACTGTTTTAAAGTATTTTCATTCTCTATTTTCTCGAAGGCATCACTCCCTTTGCCAGCTTCTCCTCCAAAAATCATTGGATATATATTCTTCATTAATGAATCTAAATATTCCGAATCTTGTACTAGTTGATTTGTCTTTAAATCACCACGTGGCTCTGCCACATTTAATGTGGGGGTTAATCCTCCGCGATAATCTACCATAGTCCCATATTCATCATATGTGCCATGTTCGTCACTATACCCTGCTTGTAAAGGAACTTCTTCCGATACAGGGGCTTGCGTCATAATTGCTTGTAATATATCTTTAATAGTTGGTGACATCTAAAACTCCTTTATTAACTCAAAATGTGGAAAATCATCAAACTTGTTATCATCCACTTCAAAATTTTTATTCCAATCTCCACCCCAACGTATATTTATTTCCATAGATTGTGCAATTCCGAGAACAAATCCAGCAAATAAATGGAAACGCTCTCTATCATCCCAATCAACAGGATATGGGACAACATCAACAGCACAGCTAGGAACAGCGTTGTGGCGGCCATTTGGGTAGCGAACTTTGGTTTTTCCCTCTTCATATAATTGATTCTGCCTTTCTTTAGAGCGGTTCCCCTCTAAAACGCTACAATCAATGTATTTTATAACTTCGTTAAATAAATCCTGCAAATCTTCATGGCATGTTGCCAATCTTCTTCGTGAATTTCTTCCAAATCTAGGCATTCTAAAATCTTTCAATCATTATATTAATTATATTCATGCAACTCCACTAGCGGAATCAGACCCATAAATATACAAAATATTATTATCTAAATCAAACTCTGATTCGCAAAAAGGACATTTCCATTCATTTATTGACCCATTATCGTCAATAATACCTATTCTTTTGCTTACTATTTCATCATGATATAAGTCTTTGCGGCACACGGGACAAAGGTCTTGTCCGCTATTTGTCTTCTCCTTCTGCGTGCACGAGTACTTCTTGCTTGTTGTTCCCATCTTTTATAGCCTCCATCTGCTCTGGTGTGAATCCTGTCCATACTGTCAACTGCTCTTGCTTCTTTTCCGTGTCAAATAACCCAGACATCTTCGCAAGTGCATCTAATGAGCGCAGCTTATCAGAATCTTTCTCAGAAATATCAGCTATATCCTTATAACGCTGGATAATGTACTCTGGAGTTACACCCTCAGAATTTAAAATATCCTTAATTTCTTGCTTTACCATCTCCATTACCTTTTTTTGTTGTAATAATTTATTCGCTGCAGTTTTGATATATCGTTTGTCTTTGGCTCTTGGATAAATAATACTATATGCCTGACTCATATCCATCCCTGCAGCGACATATTGAGCGAATAACATCTTCTTTGAAGGTGTTTTCTTACTTCTAATCTCGTTTATAGAGTCATAATTGCCCGAAAACGTGTAAATATTCGTAGCAACACCATTTTCACCTAACATTTGGACACTTTCCTGGCCAACAACAAAAGAACCACATACTGTACGGATACATTTCTTCTTTTTACCCGTACTAGGGACAGTAATAAAGAATATGCGCAATATTTGACAAACATACAAGTCATCCGTATAAACCCAATCACCCTCTTTTCCACGCCTCCAGTCCCCAGTAGGAACAATTTCAGGC